CAAATACTGCACGTTTGACACCTGGACAATTTTTAATAGGTGCAACATCTAGTTCTTTTAATGATAATTTATATTTAAACAATTCTGGATATGCTGTAAGTGGGTGGCGAGTAGGAAGTTCTGGAACTTATGTTGGTAAGATGTACAACAATGGTGGCAAACTTTCATTAGAATCAGATGCTAGTAGAGATATACAGCTTGGTAACGCTACAAATCCCGACACTATATATATTGATACATCAGCTCAAAATGTTGGTATTGGAACTACATTGCCAGAAGATAAACTTCATCTTAGCGGTCATATACTTCTTAATAATGCTTATGAATTAAGGCAAAAAGATACTAGTGGAAATATTAAAACAATCACAAGAGTAAACAGTTCTAACGAATTAGAGTATGGTTGGTCAGGTGGTGTTGTTAAATTTATGGGTGGTGGCTCATATACTGAACGTATGAGAATTGATGCAAGTTCAGGAAATATTGGAATTGGAACTACATCGGCAAATTAACCTTTAGAAGTAACTAAATCAGTAACATTTAACAGTATTGATACCTTTGGGCAATTTGCTATTAAAACCGCTTCAGGTGCTACTGGCGATATGCTTAATTTTGGAGTAGATGGTGCTGATAGTTTAGCGTTTTTACAAGCACATGAAAAAGGCACTGATTTCATTCCTTTGGTTTTACAAAGATATGGTGGCAAGGTAGGAATTGGAACTGATTTGCCAGTATCAATTTTTCACACAAGAACTACAGATGCTACTTCTAATAATAACGCTGGTGGTGGTTTTTCTTTAACAAGTTCATCAACAGCAGGTAGCAGAAGAGCTTTAATGTTTTTGGATGCAGACAATGGAAACTTTGGTACAAGTTCTGATGGTGCATACGCTTACATTGAAAAGAAAGGTGATGGTGGTAACCTAAATATAATCAACCAAGACACAGCTAACATTGATTTAATGCAAGGTAGTAATGTCAGGCTTAGTGTAAATTCATCAGGAAATATTGACATACATGGTAGAGAATTAATCCTTGATGCTGATGGCGATTCTTCTATACAAGCAAGTACTGATGACGTTATACAATTTAAAACATCTACTAACGAACAAATGCGAATTAGTTCTGGAGCTGTATTGATTGGTAAAACAGCATTAGATAATACAACTGCTGGAGTAAGATTAAATGCAAGTGGTCAAGCTACTTTAGCAAGAAATGGAAGCTTATTGTATTTAAACAGAAAAACAGCTGATGGAAATTCAATAGAATTTGCAAAAGACAATTCTTTAGTTGGAAGTATTTCAGTAACAGGTTCAGCAACAGCTTACAACACTTCCTCAGATGCCAGACTTAAAGATGTTACAGGTACAGCTAGAGGTTTAGAAGTTATTAATGAACTTAATCCAGTAGCTTATAATTGGAAAGCTGACGGAAAAGCTGATGAAGGTTTGATAGCTCAAGAAGTTAAAGAGCTAGTACCTAATGCAGTAGTAGGTTCTGAAGAAGATATGTACTCAATGGATTACAGTAAACTGGTAGTGCATTTAGTCGCAGGTATGAAAGAACAACAAGAACTAATAGAAGATTTACAAACACAAATAAATAACTTAAGAGGTAAATAAAATGGAATGGGATGTAAAAACTGTAGATGTGTACCCTACAAAAGAAGATCATAGTAATGTGATCTACAACGTACACTGGCGTGTGTCTAAAACTGAAGGTGAAGATGAAGAATATTCAGCTTCTAGTTATGGTACACAAACTTTAAATACTGACGAGCTTGGTAGCTTTATTGACTTTGATAAAGTAACCACTGAAGAAGTACAAGCATGGGTTATAGCTGCTATGGGTGAAGAAGCAGTAGCTGAATTAGCAGCTAACTTAGATGCTCAGATAGCAGAGCAAAAAAATCCTACTTCTGAAACTAAAACGATTGGTGAATAATGGATTATTTTTTGATTTTAGGTTTTGTTATATTTTTTATAGCAGTGTATTTAAAAGTGTCTGACCCAATAAGATATAATGAAATCAAACAAAACCTTTTAAATTGGTTCAAAGAATAGTTATAATATTTTTTTAACCAATAAAAGGAGTAAATAATGACAGAAGAAATAATAGAAAATAAAGAACCAGTAATAATAACTTTTAACGAAGTAGAATATCGAGCAGAAGATTTATCTGATATGCAAAAAGATATTGCTATGAAATTAAATGCATCTGGTAAAAAATTAGCAAGATTGCAAGAAGCTTACGATGATTATGTAATTACAAATGATTATAAAAACATTATGATAAAAGCGTTTGAAGCATCTACTATGGAAGTCGAAAATGACGAAGAAGAAAGTAGCACAGAGGACAACAGTTAATTCTGTAGCCAACGCTTTAGATACACACGAAGCAGTGTGCCAACAACGATGGCAAGAAAACTATCGTAGGTTGGACTCTATAGAAAGTATGATTAGCACTAACAATCAAAGGTTGTGGTGGTTTGCTGGTATTATTTTGACTTTGTTAATGTCTTTAGTAATTAAAAGTTTTGTATGATTCTTTATACAGAAGCACAACTTGATAAAGCCTTAAAAGAATTTAACAAAGTAAGATTAAGATCAGGTATGGCAATGGTAACTATAGAACAATATAGACCCTTGTTTGAAAAAAATATGGAAAGAGAGTGGTTTGAATGATAGATCAATTAATAGCACCAGTATCAAAGATCGTTAATAAGTTTGTAAAAGACAAAGACCTACAAGCTAAGTTAGATCATGAACTAAATACTTTATTTCACGAAGCTAATTTAGCCCAAGTAAAAGTTAATTTAAAAGAAGCCGAACATAAGTCTTTGTTTGTTTCTGGTTGGCGACCCTTCTTAGGTTGGTCTTTATCTTGTTTATTTATTTATGGTATTGCAGTTAGAGATATTTTAGATATGATTTTTAAAGCTAATGGTTTAGAAATACAATTAGTTGAATTTGACATTGGTACTCTAACACCAATTTTAACTGGTATGCTTGGTCTAGCTGGTATGAGATCATACGAAAAAACTAAAAATGTCCACGCTAAATAATTTATGTTTGGTTTGTTTAAAAAGAAAAAGAAAAATGTTAAGTATAGAGATAATGATGAATTGGATGCTTATGTGCAGTATTCCGATTTTACTGATGTCTTTAAGGTGGCAGAAAAAATGAACGATGATATTGGTGTTACTCCAGCTTTAAAAGAAAAGTTAAAGGGTAAACTTAAAAATGAAGAAGGCTATGAATATAGACCTTATCATTGTAGCGAAGGCAACTTAACAATTGGTGTAGGTCGTAATTTAGAGAGCAAAGGCTTAAATGTAGCAGAAATAGATTTCATGTTTGAAAATGATATTGCAGACGTATTTCTAGATTTAGATCGTGAACTACCACATTGGAAGTATGAACCTTTTAACATTCGTTTAGTGCTGTGTGATATGTGTTTCAATTTAGGTATTAAAGGTCTAACCAAATTTAAGAAGTTTTTAGAAGCTGTGGAAGATGCCGATTATGAAGAAGCTGCCTTAGAATTAAAAAAATCTAAATACTTTACTCAAGTACCAAACAGAGCTAAACGTAATATTAAATTGGTGTTGAGTGTTATATAAAAAAAGCCACCAATGTAGGTGGCTTTAATTTAATAATTTTCTTTTTAATTATTTTCAATTTTAGAAAGAAGTCTTTCCATTTGATTTTGTTTAATTTGATCTACTAAAGCTTTAGTGAAGTGATGTTTAGCTACTCTTATATTTGTTGCTACTTCTTCGTAACTTCTTGCCTTTTGATCTAATTCAGCTTTTATAGATTTTTTTAAATGTTTGAGCTGTTTATCATTAAGTCCTTTTAAATTAAACATTTCTTCTAAATCAATCTGAGCATTATGACCACATTCAATTTTATAAGATTGATCGTAGTCAAATAATTTTTCATCTTGTATTTGTTTTATTGTTTTCATAATTTTCTCCTTTTTTATAAATTATATTATAAATATACAGATACTATTATAAATTACAAGTATTATTTTAATTATTTTTCAAGTTTTTTTATACTAAATCTTCTTTGTGTAAAAGCTTCTTTTGCTGGTGTTACCTTTGTCTTTTCTGGTTGGGCTTTGTAATTAACAGTTTTCCAAACTACTTTATGTGTTTTAGAAAAACCTTGTTGCGATTCACCTATTTCTTCCATCAACTTAGTCTTAGAATTCTGTATTAGATCAGTTAAATCTTTTTGTTGTCCTTCCCAAGTCTCAATATTATCGATGTGTTTTTGTGCTGTCTTAGTTAGTTCAGTTGTTTCGCCATTGTCTTGAGGATTAATACGAGCTGCATCTTGCGTATCAAAAGGTGAATAATAATCACAGTGAGGTATGCGTTCATCAAAGTCTTTAACTTTCTCTGCTAACTCTTTTTCCCACTCTAAATCCCTTTCGTAGAAATAACATCTAAGGTCAGTACCATTTAAAATTGCGATTACTGCGTATGGCAGTCCAGTACAAGCCATTAATGCTTTTACTTGTATTACTCCACGATAAGGTGGTGGTGCTTCTTGGTGGGGTGCATTAGTAGCTTTTATCTCTATAATCCCTTTGCCATTTATTTTGATGCCTTCATCATCGGCTTTTTCTGGCAGATAAAAACCTTTGTCAACATCTCTTTGAATAAATAAATTATCAGCAATACCATAACAATCTACTGAACCATTTAAAGGCAAGGTAGGGTGTCTAACGGGCTCAGTAACCTCTAATTCAATATCTAATAAACCAATGCGATCAAAAGCAGCTAAAGCTATAGGTTTTTCTAATCTGTTACCCATATCCATTGCATTATTTGCTGTAAAACGAATATCTTTGCCACTCATAGCATCGTGACATAATTTAAGTCGTTGGTTAGGTGTTGTATATGGATTTAAACCAAATATATCAACTAATGTTGAAGCTGAAATCATGTAATCTGGCGTTATTTTTCCAATCGGACTTGATCGATATTCTGAATATTTTTCATCGTTCATTTTTTTCTCCTTTTTTTATTAATATTTTGCTGTACTTTTATAAGTGTTGATTTAGTTAAATAACCATTTTCTTTAACTTTTATTTGCATTTTTATTTTTTCTTCTCTTTTTTTGTTTATTCTCTTTCTTAATTTTTTGACAAAGTTCAATGTGCTGCTTTATATTTTCAATCTTAGGCATTTAATAACACTCTAAATTTTTTTCTTTCAATTGATACCTTTTATCTTTATGTATAAGTTTGCCCATTGCTTTCAATTTAGTTAATCTTTTTCTAATTGTTCCATCCGAACAATCAGAAATTAAACCATATAAATCTTTGGCTTGTATCCAAACATTTTGTGGTTCAGAATCTGTATTTTGTAAATTTTCTATTACCTTTAATATTTCACTATCAGCTGAATGCCCTTTTGTAAATTCTTGTGAAAATGTTTTTTCAAAGTCATTCCAATATTTAATTAAAAAAGTTTGACTTTTTGAATCATATTCTTTGATTGTTTCTTCGTTAAAATTTACTAAAATACCTTTGTCTTTATGCCCACTAACAGTCATATAACTTTCTAATTGACATTCGTCATCAGCTTTTTCTTTTCCTCGTTTTAATTCTAATACTAAATTTGAATCTTTAAATTCAACAACAATATCTGGTCTAAAAAAACCAACAAAAACTTCACCTTTATATTCAATTTTTATTTTTTTTTCAATTGTGAAGTTTAAATTATGTTGTTTCAATTCCCAATCTAATGCACTTTGAAAACAATGTTCTTGTGCAAACTTTGGCATATTTTGCATAACTTCATAAATACATTTGTAAACAATTTTTTTACCTTTTTTAATTTTCATTTACTTCTCCCAATAATTTCTAATCTGCGAAGCATACCATTTGATCTTGCCTGATCTTGTCTTTACTTTACGTTTGGTCAATTCATCGGCAATACCTTGCAAAGTATTAATACCATCTTTTCTAATATCCTTAATTATTGGTGCTAAGTCTTTTTTAAACTGCTGATAGTTTTCTGTGTGTTTCTCTCCAGCTTTGAGCCAAGAGTTAGCCAATTTGTGATCGGCTCTTACTTTTTTTCTGTTAATAGTCTTTGTCATGTACTCTCCTTAATTGTGATCTTTCATAAGCAATATACTCATCGGTTTCTTCATCTTGTATAACTATCTTGCCATTTAAGGTCTTGGCATAAGTGCCAAAGATAGCGTGACCTTTTACTTGAAATCTCATGGTTGTGGTAGTTTTTGAAATTCTTCGTTAGCGTATTTGATTGCTGCTTGTACACTCATACCTTTAGCAATAGCTTCTTCATAAAGACGTTCCATAATTATTTCGTTTTCGCTGTTACTCATATTTTTTACACTCCTGAATTAATCTAGTCAAATACCATTCCGCTTTTTGTAAATCTTCTAAACTTTTTTTTTCATAACGAAAAATGTATTTTTGGATATTACCTTTTAAATAACCTTTAAAACTTTCGTGAGTCATACTTGCTTTGATAGTATCAATGCACTCAATGTTTCCAGATTTATAATGTTGTGGATTAATATTATCTGTTGACTTTGAATCTAGCACTGAAACTTTTTTTTGTTTATTACGCATGGTCGATGTACTCCACTTGATGTCCAGCAGCAATGAGTTTGTTGTACTTAATGATTGCTTGTTGTTTGTCTTTGTATTGCATGGGTGGCAACCAGTCATTATCATATTTAACTTTTATTAAGATCATTTGTTTCTCCTACTTTTTTCGTACTGTTGCACGATAAATTTATAATTTTTGAGCAACCATTTCTTTTGCGTAAGAAAAGATTCTTGGTCAAGATCGCACTCCCTTCGATAGTCATAATACAGTTGTCCATAGAAAAGTTCAAAGTCTGTTCTATGTTCTTTATATGAGAAGTCTATTTTTTTATTCATGGTTTTGTCCTAAAGCTTGTAAAGGTCTTTGCAAGAAATTAACTTTGCATCCATATAATTAGCAAAACTATCAGCTTCTAAATTTTGCTGATCTACAGTTTTATTTAATACTGGATAGTCGTTTGCACTAATTAAAGTAAGACCTTTATAAAAAGTTTCAATCTTAGCTTTATAGTCAATACCAGATGTATGATCTGCTAAAACCAAGAAAGAACAAGTCTTTTGATCTTGATTAATGTAAGTGAGTAATCGCATATATTTATTCATAATTTTCTCCTTAAAAATTGTCTTTGCTAAAACCAAGTTTGGGTAAAATGTTTCTAGCAACTCTAAGTTGTTTTCGGACTTCTTTTTTGTCAGAGTCTTTCATGCTAGTAGATTCAACACTTTTAGAGTCAGACAATTGTCTTGCTACATAAGCCCATTCAGTGCCCATGTATTCTAATGCATAAGCAATTACGTCTATTTGTTCTTCTGTAAGTTTTACTGTTCTCATACTTTTCTCCTTAATTATTTTCTGTAGCTTTTATTTTTGCTAATTCTTCTTCAAGTTCTTTTAATTTATTTTTCATTTCTGGCAATTGTGGTTCAATTTCAATAGCGTTAAAAATCCATTCTTTAACAGAAATAATTTCATCCATTAATTCATTAAGTTTTTGTCTTAGTTCTTTATTTGTAAGTTTCATAATTTTCTCCTTTTTTATAAATTATAGTATATATATTACAGATACTATTACATATTACAACTATTATTTAAAATAATTTATGTAAATTTATTTGACACTTATTAAAAAAAAGTTTTATTATCTAAAAAACTAAGGAGATTTAGATGGAAGAAAAAAAGCCAAATGGTCACAATCATTACGACAGTGACTTTCTGTTTGTCGAATATTGCCACAACACACATCAATTAAATTGTAAGTTGCGAATACTATTTGAATTACCAGAATTACCTTTTGATGCTTTTTATTTAGAGAATCTTGATTTACTGACAGTTTCATTTAATCAATTAATACAAGAAGGAGTAACACATGAGTAACCCATTTATCGTAGATAGCGAAGATAGCGTTTACATTTCACACAAGGCAGCTACTAAAAGCTGGTATAAAAACAAAGAAGAATTGGATGTTAATTATTTTATGATTGACACTTCAACAATGCGTTTTGGATGGGGGGCATATAGTCCTGAATCTGGATACACGTATGTCTGGCAAAAAGATTTATTTACGCCGATGGACAAACCTAGTGATGACCATAAAAAAGCGTTTAGCGTGTGGGTCTTGCCTAAGTATGTCGATGGCGATAAGAATATTGAACACGCACCTTGTTTATGGCAAAGACATAGTTTTGGTGAATATTCTGGTTTTCAACAAATGGGTGCAAGTTTTTATGAAGAATCACTTAAACCTGAAAATCAAAACAAATTGCCAGTTGTTAAATGGGTAGGTTCTGAAGCAATGACAGTAGGCATGGGTAACACTGCCATACCTAAATTTGAATTGGCAGCATTTAAAGAACGACCTGATAATTTTATAATACCTTCGTGGGTTAGCTCAGAAGAAGGGGAAGCGAAAGCTGATTTTCTCCCTGATGAACCTTCTTCTGATGCTAAGACATCTACTTTTGTTGACGATGAGATTCCATTTTAAGCAGTGTCGATGCAATGGGAAAAAATTGCACCATTAATTGCGGTAGATATTTTAGGACAACCAACTAAAAAAGACGGTACGCATTTAAGATGGGGTAACAAGGGTTCTTTAGCTCTTGATTTAGAAAATGGCACTTTCTACGATTTTGAGGGAGGCGAAGGCTATGGTCTTATCGCCTTCCTTGAATCAAAAGGTTTAGATGTCGATGCGATCTTAGCACCTTACAAAGATCAAACGCCTAATGTCCAACCAATAAACATTACTGAAGTAAAAGTAAAAAAACCTATTAGAACTTATACCGATAAAGAAATGTTTGTTTTAAAAGAACAAGCAGAAATCTTTGTTAGATATAGTAATACTTTTTGTGTAATGCGATTTCCTACTGACCATGCAATAAAACAAAAGTATGCACCTTTCACTAAAACTAATGGTGAATGGACAATGAAAAGACCAGAAGGACAGCTACCGATCTTTTGTACAAATAAAAATCCAGAAGGTTATGTAGTTATCAATGAAGGTGAAAAAGCATCAATTGGTTGTGAAGCTATTGTGCAAGATAAAGCAGATACTTGTTGTTGGCATGGTGGTGTCAATGCCATTAGTAAACAAGACTGGTCACCTTTAACGAATCGTAAAGTTGTTATCTTTCCAGACAATGATGAAGCTGGTTTAAAAGTAGCCAATGAATTACAACAATTATTAGCTGACATTACTGAAGAATGTATGATTGTAAAACCGCCAAGAAAATTTAAAGATAAAGATGATTTGTATGATGCAAACGAAAACAATTATTTTAAATCACCAGAAGAATTTATTAATTATTGTGTAAATAATACTTATAAAGAAAGAGTTAGTTTTGAATTTACTAGAGCATCAGATATTGTTAAAAACTTAGAAGCACCAAATTGGTTGATTAAAGATATTGCTGAATATGAAAGTGTTGTAGCAATTTTTGGTCAAGCTAAATCAGGTAAATCATTTGTTGCAGTTGATTTAGCTTGTTGCGTTGCTTTGGGTTATGATTGGCACGAACATAAAGTCCAGCAGTCAAATGTTTTATATTTATGTGGGGAAGGTGTTAGAGGGCTAGGTAGACGAATATCAGCTTATGGACAACTACACGAAAAAGATATTACTGATATGCCTTTATTTATATCTAATAGAGGTTCAAGAATGTTAGATGAAAAAGATTTTATTTTATTAAAAGATACTATCAATAAGATAGAAGCAGACCATGGTGAAATTGGTTTGATAGTTGTTGATACTTTACAAAGAAACTTTGGTGGTGGTGGTAATGAAAATAGCACAGAAGATATGTCAACTTTTATAGAAAGAATAGATGATCTTAGAGATACTTATGGTAGCACAATAGCTATTTGTCATCATACAGGTCATTCTAATTCAGGTAGAGCAAGAGGTTCATCTGTTATACAAGCATCGGTAGATTGGGAATATAAGGTTGAACGATCTGACCTTGCAGATGGTATGTATTTAAAATTAAAACAAACATTAGTTAAAGATGGAAAACCAATGAAAGACAAAAATTTTAAATTTGTTGAGCAATTGTTACCTTTTCAAAATAAAACAGATAAATTTGAATCAATTACAGAAGAAATAACATCTGGTGCTTTGCAGTTTACAAATGCAGAAGATATGCCTAAAGAATCAAAAGAACACGCAGTAGATAGTATAATTTTAAAGGAAATAGAGGAAATGCAAAATGCAAGTTCTGACCCTTCAAGTGTATGGGTAAAACCTAAAGACTTATATGGTTTAGTTGATACTCATTCTGATGTAACAATTAGAAAAAGATTAGCTAAATTAAAGGAACAAGGAAAACTTTTGCACGAAAATAATAAATATCAATTAAAAGAAAAGAATTTAGAGAGTTTTATATGAAAAAAAGAAAGCAAAAAGAAATAGATGTAGAAAAGAAATGGTTAGAAATAGTCTTTGGCTTTGTAAATAAAAAGAAAAAGAAAGATGAACAAAAAGACTAAAAACAAATTTGAATCTTCTATTAGGATGCAATATCAAGATGCTATTCTTTTTATAATTAGAGCTATTGATTATCACAATCAACAAGCTATGACAGATTTTAGCAATCACCAATTTCATCAAAAACAAGCAACAATACTAAAACTTTATTTAATTGACATAAAAGAGTTCATTACAGAGAAAGAAAACAATGGATAAAACTGTACCGAAACTGTTCCAAAACTGTTCCATTTTCAGTGTTTTTGGTACAAAAGCAAGGGAAAACTGTACTGTTCTATATACATTTCTAATGTATAGAACAGGTACAACTTACTCAGCATAACAATTTAATATTATGAATGAATCTTTAATAGATTGTATAAAAAAAGTTAATATCGCTAGAACCCTTATAAAGACTAAGTTTGGGGTTGATAAACCAGAACAATTAGTCAATATTGAGTTCCAAAAAAGGTTTTACAAAGCCAGAACAAAGTGGAACAGAGCACAATCATTCGGCTCAAACGCTGATGTTATAAGGGATTCAGCAATGATGCTTAGAGCTTATGATGCTTTAGAACAAGAATTAGCAAGAGAAGGCATAATTGCATTACCAGTAGAAACGTGGTTTGTTGAACGCACTGATATAGAGCAGAATGTTTTAATCTGTAGAACTGAAGAACAGAAAGCAAATGCAGCTGAACAATTTAAAGAACGCTATGTTATCTTCTCAGCAGAAGAATTAGTAAATATGTTACACATAGATATATTTAATTTAAAAGCTAAGTTAGAAGAAAATGGTATGATGCCTAAGATAACTAACTACAAAAGCAAGGATGACCACTAGAAAATGTATAACTTGTCATAGAACTTTATCTACTGAACACTTTGAAACCAAAGCTAATAAGAAAGGTGAGTTTACTCGTAGACAATGTCGTTCTTGTACACAATCACAAAGAGAGCTCACTAAGAGTTCTAATCCAGAATCATATTTAAAAAACTTATTTGCACAATTAAAGTCTAGTCGTAAAGACTCAGGTATTGAATGGAATATAGATATTGAGTATGTCTATACTATCTGGCATAAACAAAAAGGTAAGTGTGCTTTGTCTGGTATGAATATGACATGGCAAAAGGGTGTTGGCTCAGTACATTATTCTGCATCTATAGATCGTAAGAACAATGATTTAGGTTATGTAGTAGGTAATATACAATTAGTTTGCTCTATGGTTAATAGAATGAAACATACTCTTAATGATTCTGAATTATACTGGTGGGCAAAAAACATTGTAGAATTTAGAGAAAAGAATTTATAATGGCTTTGGTAGCAATAAAACACTTCTCCTACTCTCCTTTTTTATTTTATTGCTACCACCTAATATGACAGTAAAGATAGACATACAATCAAACATAAAAGAAGTACAGAAGAAGTTGAATATGTTTCAAAAGAAACATTTACCAGAAGCATCTGCTAACGCTATAAATGAAGTAGGTGTCAAAGCAGTTAATGCTATGCGATCACAGTTAGCTAAGAAATTAGATAGACCAACAATGTTTACTAAGAAAGGTGTAGTTCTTAAATTTAAAGCAAGACCCAATGATCTATCTGCATTGATAGAAGTTCCACCAATACAATCTAAGTATTTAGAAAAACAATTTGAAGGTGGTATAGAGTCGGCAAAGAATCAACAGATACCAGTACCTTATGACAAAGGTGTGCTTAACCAGTATGGTAACATCAGAGGAAGGCGTAGAGGATTTGCAAAAAGAAAAACAGAATTCATTGGTCAAGTAAAAGGTATTGATGGTGTCTGGCGTAGAACTGGTGGTAAAAAGAATCCACAACTAAAACTAATCATAGGCTTTGAGAAGGTAGTAAGATACACCAAGAAGCTAGAGTTTTTTAAAACTGTTTCAGGTGTAGTCAACAAGAACATAGATAAGATTCTAAACAAGCACATACAAAGGATAATTGGCAGATGATACAGACCCCCCTATACATAGGTTCTTCTAGGCTATCTGTCATGGGTTATTCGCGACGTCGATATTTTTTTAGAGTCAGACATTTTACAACTGGTTAATTTTCATCCAATATGGTTAGACTCAAGCAAGAAAGCACTTACAACAAAACTAAACACAAATATAAAAAAACTAGTCAAGGTAAGCGTAAATTGAAGACTTCTACTATGAATAAACACAAAAGAAGGCGTATCAGCAAAAAATTAGCTAATAAACAATAGATAATGGCTACTAGAAAAGAAGTTGCAGAACATTTAGACCTAAGTTTGGTTTCTATAAGCAAATTGATACAAAAAGGTGTCTTAGATGTCAAACAAGGTAGAAACCCAATGGATTTAGAACTATGTCGTAAAAACTACATCAATTATTTAAGAACATTAGGTAATTACAATAAAAGAAATGGTACGGGAGACATAGCTGAAGAAAAAACAAGATTAACAAGAGCACAGGCTACAAAAGCTGAACTAGAAGTATCAGAATTAGAAGGCGAATTGATTCCAGCTACACTTGTACAATCAACATGGACAGATTATATTGCTAATGTCAGAGCAAAATTATTAGCTTTGCCATCAAGAGTTGCACATTTAGTCATTACAGTAGATAAATATGCTGAAGCTGAATTAATAATTAAAGAACAAGTATATGAATCGTTAGAAGAATTACAAAAAAATGGAATACCAGCAAAATATCGACAGCGTAATGTCAGCAATCAATCAGATTTGGAAACCACCACCGAATCTGAAGATATCTGATTGGGCAGATAATTACCGAAAGTTATCACCAGAATCTTCAGCAGAAGCTGGTCAATGGCGTACTGATCGTGCTTCCTATCAAAAAGAAATCATGGATGTCTTTAATGACCCTGATATTCAAAGAATTGTCGTAATGACATCATCACAGGTAGGTAAAACAGAAATTATTCTTAATACAATTGGCTATTATGTAGATCAAGACCCGTCACCGATGATGGTAGTGATGCCAACACTTCAGATGTGCCAAGCATTTAGTAAAGATCGTTTATCTGCAATGATTCGTGATACTGAAAAGATCAATGATTGTTTTAAAGAAGCTAGAACTAGAGATTCAGGTAACACTGTCTTGCATAAAAAATTTGCTGGTGGTCATTTGACTATGGTCGGTTCTAATTCTGCATCTGGTTTAGCATCAAGACCCATTAGAATATTATTGATGGATGAAGTAGATAGATACGAAGCATCAGCAGGTACGGAAGGAAGTCCTGTAGACTTGGCAATCGCTAGAACAAAAAATTTCTGGAATCGTAAGATATATTTATGTTCAACGCCAACTATTAAAGGTCTATCAAGAATTGAACAAGCATTTTTAGAATCTGATCAGCGTTATTATCATGTACCTTGTCCAGAGTGCAATCACAAACAAGTTTTAAAATGGAAAAATGTGGTATGGCAAGATAATAAGCCTGAAACAGCTCAATATGCTTGTGAAGAATGTGGTTCTATTATTGATGAATCTAAAAAACAATGGATGATTAAAAATGGTGAATGGATAGCTAGTCAACCTTCAGTCAATACTGCTGGTTTTCATATTTCAGAACTTTATTCTGTTTGGTCAACATGGGCAGATATGGCAATGGCATTTTTAGAAGCTAAAAAACAACCAGAAATGTTAAAGACTTGGATTAACACAGCTCTAGGTGAGTCATGGGAAGAACAAGGTGATGCAGTAGAGTACGAAACATTATTAGAACGCAGATTAAATTACGATCACACAACAATACCTGAAGAAGTCTTAATATTAGTTGCAGGAATAGATACACAAAAAGATAGACTAGAATTACAACTGGTAGGATTTGGCAAGAACTACGAATGTTGGGTCATTGATTACAAGATATTTTGGGGTGACCCAAATGCTGCTAATGTTTGGTCAGAACTAGATACTTATTTAAAAAGAAGATTTAAAACAGAATCTGGTCGAGTCATGGCAATCTCTTGTGCTTGTGTTGATTCAGGTGGACATCATACGCAACAAGTTTATTATTTTACGAAGCCAAGACAAGCTAGACGAGTCTTTGCTATTAAAGGTGCTAGTCAAGCTGGTAAACCAATTGCAAATAGACCTACTTATGTCGGTAGAAATAAAGCAGTGTTATATCCAGTTGGTACTGATACAGCAAAAGAAGCAATCTTTGCTAGATTATCTGCTGACCCTGAAAATACCACAATACATTTTGCTAGTGATATAGATGAAGAATATTTTAAACAACTGACAGCAGAAAAAAGAGTAACAAAGTATGTGCGTGGTAAACCGACAATGGTATGGAAACAAATAAGAGATCGGAATGAAAGTCTTGATACGCTTGTTTACTGCTTTGCAGCTATATATATTTTGAATCCTAACTTTGATGTCATAGAAGAAAAAATATTAACTGGTGATACTAGACCACCTGACCCAAATAGAACAAAACAAAGATTACCAATAAATCGTGGCAGAGGTAATTTTGCTAATAATTGGAAATAAAAAAAACCCACTAATTAAAGCGGGTTTCTTTTCATAATTTTCTCCTTATTTATATTGCTTCTATTCGTGATCTAACATCTGACAAAGTATCACTTAAGGTTTCGCAACCAGAATGCAAAGCAATATCTCCATCTAAATTAAGTTCTTCAAGATTTCTTTGTATAGAGCATCTTAAACTTATCATGTCTGAAATTGCATCTTCTATGTTTTCTAGCTTTGCTAATTTTTCTATATTTGTCATAATTTTCTCCTAATAGGAAGAAGCTTACGCTTCCTCCATATCGTTAATTGTATTTAGTGCGTAAGAAAGAGTATTGATTCCGTCATAAAAACCCCTAACCTCTTCTTTACCTTTTTTAATCATGTAGTAGTAAGCTCTATTATTATCATAAACACTTCCTCTCTCACATTTGATTACGGTGTACCCTTTGTGGGTGTATATTTTATCTTCTAATTTTTTCATAATTTTCTCCTTTTTTATAAATTATATTATAAATATACAGATACTATTATAAATTACAAGTATTATTTTAATTATTTAAGAATTATTTTTTTATTCTAAAAATCTTCTCATATAAGGTATAATTCATTTTAGGTATATCTTTAATTTATGAGGTTTTTGCTTGAGCAACTTATTTGATTCTTCAAACTTTCCAACTAGCGAACCAGTTGAACTACAGCTTGGCGATTTTTGGGCATGGAAAAGAACTAATTTATCCACTGATTATCCTACTGCAGATTATTCTTTGTCTTATGAGTTTAATTTGAACGAAGGTGCAACTGCAAGTAATTTTACTTTAACTGCTTCAGAAGCTAATGATGAATATATTATTTCAACATCAAGTACAACTTCCTATACAAAAGGCAGTTACAATTGGATTGCTTACATAACTAGAACATCTGATTCTGCTAGAATAAAAATTGGTGAAGGTTTTACAGAAATACAAGAAAATTATGCAACTACCAGTGCTTCAGTAAGAAGTCATGCAAAAATAGTTTTAGATGCTATAGAAGCTGTTATAGAAAATAGAGCAACTATGGATCAAAGTTCTATGTCTATTGCTGGTAGGTCTTTATCAAGACTATCAATAGATGAACTTATGACTTTTCGTGATAGATACAAAGCTGAATACATGAAAGAATTAAAAATTTCACGCATAAATAATGGCAAAGGTTCAGGAAATACAATAAAAGTTAAATTTGGTTCAAATAACTTAATAAATCCAACAGAATATTAATATGGCATGGTACAACAATATATTTGGTAACAATACACCAAAAAGAAAACAAACTTTCAAACGAAGCTATCAAGGTGCAAACACTGGTCGTTTATTTGCAGATTTTTTAACTTCATCAACTTCTGCTGATGCAGAAATAAAAGATAACATTAGATTATTAAGAGATCGTGCTAGAGAATTAGCCAGAAACGATTCTTATATTGCTAGGTACTTAAATTTAATGGTTTCTAATGTCATTGGCAAACATGGCATACGCATTAGTTCTAAAGCTAGAAATGACGATCAATCTTTAGATATTGGTGCAAACATATTAATTGAAAGAGCATGGAAAGAATGGAATAAATTAGGCAATTGCACAGCTAATGGGCGTTTGTCTTTTTTAGACTGTCAAAAAATATTTATTGAATCGTTAGCAAGGGATGGTGAAGTCTTAGTTAGAAAAATAAAAGACACTAAAAGTCAATTTGGTTTTCAAATACAATTTTTAGAAGCCGATCATTTAGACGAAAAGAAAAATGATGTAAATCCAAAAAATAGTAACAGAATTAAAATGGGTGTTGAAGTAGATAAATTTGATAAACCAGTAGCTTATCATTTATACAAAAATCATCCTTACGATAATACTTACATAAATAGAAATGAACATATTAGAGTACCAGCAGAAGAAATAATTCATGCTTACTTACCAAATAGAGCAGAACAAACTAGAGGTGTATCACTTATCGCAACATCAATGAGCAATGTAAAAATGCTCAATGGTTATTTAGAAGCAGAAATTGTTGCAGCTAGAGTAGGTGCTTCAAAAATGGGTTTCTTTACTTCTCCTGATGGTGATGGCTATGTAGGCGATTCAGAAATGGAAGATACTTATAATCCAGTGGCTTCAGCAAACGCTGGAACTTTTGAACAATTACCTGCTGGAATGGATTTTAAGGCTTTTGACCCTAACCACCCAACATCTGCTTTT